TTTACCCTATCAAAATTAAGAATACTATTTTTAGAAATATATAAAGGAATACCTCCATCATAATATCCATATTTATCGATAAATTCATCAGTGTTCATTTTTTTTATTTCATTAACACAAATGTAACTAGGAAATTTTAGTTCTTCGCACCATTCTTTTATTTCAGAGTCACTCATGTCATCAATACTTATTAACGAATAACCATTCATTTTCTTATCAAAATGTTTAATATGTTTTATATTTTTTCGTTTTTTTGACACATCAATATACTTCATATATTTACCAAACTTCAAGTCACCATTATCAAAAATTTTATTTTCTAATAAATCCTTAATTTCTTCCCAACCATCACAGTCCATTATAAATTTTTCAATTTCTTTTATGAATTTTACATAAAAGTTTAACATAACATCTTCAACCAACGGTGTAGTCCATAAAGTAAGTTTTATACTTCCATCCTTTAGTTCTTCATCATTTGATTTTTGTTGGATTCTAATGCTTTGCGAACCATCTGTGCAATTTAACGAAGAATGAAAAACCTTATATTGGTCCGTTAAATGTAGTGAAAACTTATCATAGTCATCACTTGTAAATGAATAACCACGGTCTCCATATTTACCAGTGATTGTTATTATAGTTTTACATAAAATTGGAATATCACTTTTTTCAAATAAAATTCTTAATAATTTATAAACAAATTTTATGTTTAATATTTGTGTATTGATATTGAAATAACAATAATCATTCGCAAGTTTTTCATATTTTTCAGTATCTATAAACGAATCATACACTCCTCCAGTTTGCCATAGTCGTTGAGTTGTGGATGATTGTTTTGAATCCCATTCAGACCATCGTTTAATTTCTTGTTCGTATTTTTTAGATAAGTATAACCTTAAACAGTTTCCATGATAAATTACAATAAACAAATTGGAAAAGTCTTTAACTATTTTATCTATCAAACAAAATTGATTAACTCGTATTTTTTCTTCACTTATTAATAAGGAATTATACTTAACTGTTGGTCGTTTTATTATTTCTTCTATTAATTTTTTAATATTGATATTATAGTCTTTAACAATATCATAACTTTTTTTTTTTATACTATAGTCTGCATCGTGATAATCCCACCAAGGTTCAACAAGTGTAGTGTTAAAGTGTATAGAACCATTGAATAATCCATAATAATCATTTGACCTTTTCATTTTATGAACCTTTGATGTTTTAACTTGTATACTAGTCTGGTCACTCAAGCTAGTTGTTACATTATATAACAATGATTGTGCTGTGCCAGTAATATGCAAAACATATTTTACTTTTTTATATATTTTTGCAAGTAACATTTCACAAGCAGTAGAATCTTTTTTATCATTGTCATTACTTCTGTCGTTTGAAGATGTTGGGCACATTAAATCACTTTCATCCGATAATGTTGTCAGAGGAACAAGTTCATCATTATAATAAATATACTCACTAAATTTTGCATTTATTTTTGCTAACTGAGAATGATTCATTAAACAACAAAATATATCATTTGAATTAATTGCTTCTTTACTGCTTAGTTTATTAATAGTATCGTTGGTACTTATGTCTTTTAGCTCTGGAAGTTTATAATCTTTCCAAAATTCAACACTATTTTCTTGAAAGTAATCTTGGAGTTCGTCATTAAACTCTTGAAAAATATTTTTAATAAATTGAATATTGAAGTTGTAATTTTCTGTGCCAGTTATATCATCTTGTAACTGTTTTTGGTCTACTATCAAATTTCTGAAAATATATAAAACTGGTCTTTTCAGTACATAAACTGAAATCCACATTATAATACATGCGTGAACTCTTTTTCCAAGTTGTATGTCTCCCCATAGTAATTCTATTATTGATTTTTCATTTTCATCTAAATTAAGAGCATTCAATAAATCTTCTTCAAAAGAAGGCGAACTAATATTTTTTGGAATATTTTTTAATTTTATTGGAGTACTTCCCCAGTTATGTCTTTCTAAACTTTCTCCATTAATATATCTACACTTATCTAACATTATATTTATTATTTTTTCAAGTGGTTTTTTAAATATTTCATTTCTTTTTTTGTAAAAGTTGGAAATTTTATCTTCAAGGTATGACATTTTCTTCTTATTTGTATATATATATTATATAGGCATTTTTTAAGTCAATTTTTTTTATATATTATTTTTTTGCCTTTAAAAATGCCTACACTATTATCACAATTATTAAACACAGTATTTATAAAAAAATTGATTTTTTATTTAAATTACCCATATAAATTAACCAGCAAAAATAACCACAGACAAAAATGTCCTTAGCACCTTGGATAAAACAATATGAATCTGAATTAATAGAAGAATATTTATCACGAAACACTAATCCAGAGGTGATATCATATTTGGAAAAGTATCCTAAAATGATACATTGGAAGTATTTATCAGAAAATCCAGTTGCAATTGAAATATTGAAAAAAAATAAACATCACGTTGACTGGAAAAAGATATGTTTAAATCCACACCCACAAGCAATGGAAATGATAAAGGAACATTATTCGCATTATTTAAAAAGATGGAAAGAAAAGGGAATAAGAACACCCCCGCATATGGTTCTAAGTTGGGAGAATCTTTCAAAAAACCCAAATGCAGTTGAATTTTTAAAAGAAAATCCTCAAAATGTGTGTTGGTATTTTCAAGAAAATGAGAATGACTGGGAGGGAGGGCCAGAAAAAAGTATAAGTGATGAAGAAGTAGACAAAAAAAATCCAGATGAAATACACTATGGTTATTTATCAGAAAACCTTTCTGCAATTTATTATTTGAGAGAAAACTCACATTTAATAATGGGAGATTGGTTATCAACGAACACGAATGGTATAGAGTTATTAGAGGAAAACCCCAAATTAATAAATTGGTACTGGTTTTCTGAAAATCCTCGTGCTGTCCATATACTTCAGAAACATTTAGGTAATGTAGATTGGGGTCAATTATCAAAAAATTCCAATGCAATTTATTTGTTGGAACAAAATTTAGAAAAAATAGACTGGACATATTTGTCGGCAAATGAAAATGCAGTTTATTTGTTGGACAAATTTCCAGAAAGAATAGACTGGAGATGGTTGTGTAAGAATCCAAATGCTGGTAAAATATTTGAAAAGTATTTGGACCCAAAAAATGACAAATACGCAAATCTGAATATATTCAACAAATTGGACTGGAGTTGGTTGTCGGAGAATCCTTGTATATTTGCGAAAAAAGATGAAAAAATAGAAAACAATTACTGGGTATAAAGTAACCGTAGGGCAACAATAAGACCGAGTAAAAAAAGTGTGTAGTAATAGTGATTTAGTATGAGTGAAAAAAAAAATTGAAAAGTGTGGAGGAAGTAAAGTAAAAGATATCAAACAAATAATAAAGCAAACTCAAAGTGAAAATGTCGTCAACAAAGCAAATGAATACGATTGTAGAAATGTTATCATCAAAGTATGGATTTGATGTGGAAGAAGGAAAAAAATATGTAGAAGAAAATGTAAAAAGTGTAGAAAAGAAAGGTCGTCCAAAGAAGGAAAAGAAAGTAGTAGAAGTATCGGGAAAAGTAGATATCTTCACAACATTAGTAGAAGATGCTTCAACCGAAGAAAATAAAGAAGAAACCCCAAAAAAAATGACAAAAAAAGCAGAAAAAGAAGCAAAAAAGGCAGAAAAGGAAGCAGCGAAAGCCGCAAAAGAAGCAGAAAAAGTAGCAAAAGAAGAAGCAAAAGCCGCAAAAAAAGCAGAAAAGGAAGCAAAAGCACAAAAGGAGAAGAAACCACGCACTGAAGCACAAATAGCCGCTTTTGAAAAAATGAAAGCAAAAGGCGAAGAAAAACGCAAACAAAAAGCCGCAGAAAAAGAACAAGCAAAAGCAGCAGCTGAACCAGTAGTAGCACCAGTAGTAGCAAAAGAAGAAAAAAAGGAAGTAAAAGTGAAGAAATTTGAAGTAAATGGAAAAAAATACTTGAAATCAAGTGAAAACATCGTGTACGACGCAGAAACACAAGATGTAATTGGCAAATGGAACGAAGAAAAGAAGGAAATTATATTTGAAGAATTAGAGGAAGAAGACGACGAGTAAATTAATTATATAGAAACGATTTTATATGTAACTAAATAAACCCCTTTTTTTGTCACTCATTTCCCTTTTTTGTCACTCATTTCTCGTTTCGCTGGCGGGAAGTCGGGATAATACCCTCCGCACCGCAAAAAGGGAGCGAGGTTGCAAAAAGTCCCTAGGGAGCGAGATTAAAATAAAATCTAAGAATATTATATGACAACGGTAAATTATATCCTACAACCGAAAACAATAATCATATATGCGGTTGTATTAATCACACTGTTTGAAGCAACGGCGCAAGTATTTTTAAAAAAGTTTGAAGTAGGAAAACGCAGTAGTTACTTGTATTTATTAACGGCTTTAGGATTGTATTTTATAGTATGCTGTCTGCTGTGTTTGTGTTATAAAAACAACGGAGCTTTAGGAAAGGTGAATTTAATGTGGAGTTGTATGTCAATGATATTTGTAATCTTGTTTGGGTATATTTTTTTACAAGAAAAAATAAAAATGCACGATATGATGGCGATATTTTTTGCCTTCCTAGCAATATATTTTGCAAATATGGATTAGTTTTCTCTCAAAATAAAAATTCTAAGTAGGAAATAATGAAAAGTAAATTAGAAAAAAAATTAAAGAAACACGAAAATAAGATAAGAGATTTATCAAATACATCAAGTAATTTTATAAAACAAGTAATAGGAAATTATTACGGACTGTTGCACACGATACTAATCATAGGGGGCGCAGCAATCATCTTATTTAGCAAAAATCTGATTCATTTATCAATAATATTATTTATCATTTCGTTGGACGCTTTTGCAATAGTGGTGCGACATGACTGCCCATTGACTCAAATGGAAGAAAAATATTTGGGGGTAAGTGGAAAAAGACAAATCAATGAATTTTTGAAAAGCTACGGTTTAGTGTATAATTGTTCTCACTTGTACGAATCACAACTAGAATTAGTAGTGAATTTCTGGGCATTGACGGCTTGTAAGATAGTAATGTTGATTTGTTTGAAAATGTTGAAAATAGAGTTAAACGTGGATTAAATAAATCTCGGTAGTATTTATGGATAAATTGAATAGTATAAAAAAGTCTCTCACGATGAACTATAAATCGTGGTTGTTGTTGATAACTGCATTGGTAGTAATATCTTCTTCAATAAATGGAATAGATGGTTTAGGAAATGGGTTTGCGACATTTGGTGTGCTTTTTGTAGCATCACATTTGCTTCATTACTGGGCACATTTCAAGAATGCGTATCCGCAAAATATAGTACATTTATACCACCACGAACACAATAACTTTTTCTCTCATTTTATTCAAATTGTAGTAGAATTTGTGGCGTTAATGTCGTTTATGTGGATGAAATACAATATAGCAGCGATGAGTTTCTTGAATGAATGGGTGATAATCTTTTTTTATATATTTTATACAACAATACACAACATAAACTATTCAATATTCCATGTGAACCGTGTGCACGAGATGCATCACAAGTTAAGGATAAAGAATATGGGTCCGGATATATGTGATATCTTGTTCAATACGAAATACGATGTAGAAAATAGTATAGAAAATACTGACCATTATATGCCGAATATAGTAATTTGTTTGATAATAACCTTGATGTTGAAATCATTTTGGGAGAGAAGAGAGAACAAAGAGCCATATGAAACCGGAATGAAATATTTGTTTGGTGGAAGTGTTGGATTACTAATTCTCTCAACTGTGTACTTGGTTTACGAAGGAAAAATCAAGAATGAAGAACATCCGGAACCCGATGCAGCACCCGCAAAAGAACCAGAGGCGCCAGTAGAGGCACCCGCAAAAGAAGCAGATGCGCCAGTAGAAGAACTCGTAAAGGAAGAAGACGCAATTCCTTCGGAAATCCCTTAAAAAGTGTGAATCTTTCTCTCTTTGATTGAATAATAAAAGAGAAAAATAAAGGAAAAAGAAAAGGAAATCCAAATAGTTGTAGTATAATATAGGGTATTCTTTTTGTCAGCGGTATCTATTTTTTGTCACTCATTTCTCGTTTCGCAATATATATGGATGACAGCATAGTATGCTGTGGTGGGATAGTTGGGGAGCGAAGTTTCTCTCAACAAAGGGTGAAAAGTATTTGAATGCATCGGGGATAATAAGATGCGATAGTAGAAGGGTGTCTGATTAGGGTTCTTTGTCAATAAGTATTTTCTTTGATACATTTTTGATAATTTTTTCGTAGTTTTTTTCGTTGTCTTCGTCTTTTATCTCTCCCATAGAATTATCTAGTATCTTCATATATTCTTCGTGTTTTTTGGTAGTAATATCGTCTGCTTTTGGATTGGCTTTTAACCAGTCTGGAATCATTTTAATGTTTTTGTGCTCAATTAGTTTGATAGCACGTTTCATATGTTTTTTCTCTTCGTCTTTAATCCAAGTGTCGTTATCTTTGACGTGTATGACTTCTCTCTTCAAATCACTACAATGAATAGGTCTTTTGGTAACATCTAAATCTTGTAATTCCCGAATAAAAATATTACTGATACTATTGACATATCCCGAAGTTCCAAAATTTTCAAAGTCTTTGAATCCGAGAGTAATTCCACTGACAAAATCAGTAATGTTAAAGGCATCCTTGCACGTTTCGTTCAAGAAAACATTCAAGTTGAATTTATTTTGTGTATTGTTGTTGTTACAATTAGTATTATGTGTTCCAATATTACTCTTGATGGCTTCTAATAACTGTTTCTGAAACTCTTGATTTTGTTTGAGAAATTCAAGAATAAAGTTTTCGTTCATTTGTTGGGGATTTTCTGCATTTTTTTAGGAGATTTCTATAGTAATATTTTCTTCGGTAGAATCCGTTTTTTCTTCGGAGGTTTTACATTTTTTTTGATGACGCCATAAATTTTGTCTATGCATATATTTACTACCGCAAATGCAGTTGAACTTAAATGTCCCTTTTTGTAATCGCTGTGTAATCTCTATATGTTTCTGTGTAGAAAGATGTCTATCATATTGACTTTTTCTACACGTAGAATAGTCACAATCTTTACAAAAAAATTTTGGTTGAACTTTTTGAACTATAGATGGTTCATTATGTATCATTTAGTTCTATATTATATGATTACAAAAAAGTTCCTAAATACTTTTTTTTACAAAATCAAATTTATGCTCACAAAATTATGGTCTGGTCCAAAATACAAAAAATCAATAATAAGAGCATTATGCTCTAAAACCAGTTTTGAAAACAAGATGTCGGCAAAATACCTGGGGTTTTGAAAATTGGACATTTATTTTTGTCCATTTTTTGAAACCCCTACGACTTTTGAGCAAAATTTTTTGTCATTTTCTGCCTTCGGAAAAATCCATCAAATTGAACACTTTTATTTTTTATTTTTTCTAGTTTTTCTCTTTTTACGACTATTTTTCATTTTTCTTCCATGATGCCGGCTTTTTCCAGCCCGTAATTCCATGTTAGCACCACGATCTAATAATAATTTCACAGTATTTTTATCATCATTACTTGCGGCAGCCAATAATGCTGTTTTACCATTATCCGCTTGTGAATTGACATTAGCACCATTATCAAGTAATATTTGCACTATACCAGTATCTCTTGTAAGAGACGCAGCCATTAATGCGGTCCTACCATCATTTGTTTTTAAATTTACATCAGCACCATTATCAAGTAATATTTGCACTATACCAGTATCTCCTCTAAGAGACGCAGTCATTAATGCGGTCATACCATCCTTTGTTTGTAAATTTACATTTGCGCCACGACGAATTAAAGAACGTACAATATCAGTTTTACCTTCTTTGGATGCCATCATTAATGCGGTAACATGATCAACGGGGTTTTTTGTATCTGGATCAGCGCCCTCCTCATCTAGTAATTTGTTGACAAGACCAGTATTACCCTCCATGATTGCCATCATCATTCTAAATATTAGATTTCCTCCTTTTTGACTACTCCTATGTGTAATTATTCTTTTTTTCACAACCATGTATATATTAGCTAAATAAAATATTTGTCCATTTTTTGATTAAAAATCGCAAAGTGTTAAAAACCGATAAAATGTCCGTAAGAACCCAGGCACCCCAAGCACCCGTAGTTTTCTCTCTTTGATCAACTAAAAAAAGGTTAATTAGGTTACAAATAAGAAGACAATACTATTTTTCTACCGTTTATTGTTGTATAAATTGTTGAGCGATTTCTCTCTTGCTTTCGTGCATATTGTGAATATATTGGTCCAAGGTTACCATACTACGCGGTTCATCTCCCATCTCCACTTCAATGTCAAACGAGTCCATTTCATACTTGAACACGTGGACGGCCTTTTCTTGGCCAATACGATGACATCTGGCGATCGCTTGTTGCTCCACCGCCGGGTTCCAATGAGGACTGACGAAGTAAACCTCCGAGAACTTACTCTGCAAATTCAACCCTTCGGAACCAGTCTGTATTTGCACGACCAAGACATCAATTGGGTCATTCTTGAGTGATTTCATTCGTTTGGTCAGAGTAGTTCTAGCGTCAAATACCACAACATTTTGAACCCCTCCAGCCTTTAAACGCTCAACCACGCGGTCAATTTCTCCACGGAAATGGCAAAACACTATTTTCCCGGAGCCGTTATCTTTTCTCTCCACGATTTGACCAATCACCGCATCCATTTTGCTAGAGTAATTCACCATGTCGCAACCAAAGAACTCGGGAGACAATAATCCACCAAATATCAACTCATTTACCCGACCATTCAACATGCCGGGCAAAATGCACGTCTGACGAGAGAACATCATCATCTTCAACTTATCTCCTTGACTACAATACTCCGAAGAGTTATGAACGGCTTGTGCGAATTTTTTCTCAGATTCGTTGTTCCAACGGATGTTTTCTTCGTTGATCAAGAGCGCCGGCATTTCAATCCCCAACTGAGACTTGGTGCGGCGTAAGATATAATTAGTTTTTAAATTTTCCATATTTTCTGACCCGGCATAAAAACTCGCCGGTAACCCAAGTAATGAACACATATTGTAGAAATCTTTGCGATTGTTTTGGACGGGAGTACCAGAAATTAACCAACGAACCCGAGTGTTGAGTTTTTTCGCGCCATAGAAACGACTATTTTTATTGCGCAAATGATGCGCTTCGTCAAACACCACGCGGTCCCAACTCACTTGGTGAAGAAGACAATCCGATTCCGAATCAATCTTGCGAAGAGAGATTGCAACGGTGCCGTAGGTAGTCAACACGATAGGAGCACCTTCCAATTGCGCACGGGTTATTTTTTTCTTCTGAGCGCCGTGGAATATCAACACGCGATGCCCAGTTGTTTTATAAATTTCATCAGCCCATTGTTGAACCAATATAGTAGGTAACACCACCAACGTACGACGAAAGGACAAGAAATTAACGACGATAAGACCAATCATCATAATCGTCTTCCCAAGACCCATTTCGTCAGCGATAAATCCGCCCCGAACGTCGTGCTCAGCACACTCTTGATTCTCCCGAGCGACGCACCATTCAACACCGTCATACTGATGTTGCTTATATCCGGTCTCTCCGTGAGACAGAAAGTTCTGATATTTTTCCGAAAGTGTTGAAGACATTTTAAAAAGTTGATGATTTTTGTGTGCCTTGGGTAAAATATCCGAAAAAAAAATCATTTTTTTTTAATATCCACTATTTTCACTTCTACTAAAAAAAAATTGAAATAAGTTTCCGAAAATAGAGAAATGCATCAAACCAAAAACCAACCAACTTTTAAAATGACAACAAACTGCAAAGTATGCCGAGATGCCGGCAAGTCAGAACAAGAATACTCCTCCCACCGGGTCAGAGACAAGAACGGCAGAGTCACGTGTCCCACCCTTCTCTCCCAAAAGTGCCGCAACTGCGGAAAAAACGGACACACCGTAAAGTACTGTAAAGTCCCACGAATGTCCCTCCTCCCACAGTCAACTGAAAAAAAAGAACCGAAAAAAAAGAACCACTCAGAAAACACATATGCCGCCCTCGCAGACCATCAACCAGAACCAGATGCGACTCCAAAAAAGACTTCTTACTTAGACATCTTGGAAACAAAATCCGAAAAAATCGTAAACCTAAAAGACCTAAAAAAATCCACACGAAACCTAGTCCCAACCAAAGTCAAGCACTCGTGGGCATCCGAAGTTTCCAGTGAAACCACCGAAGAGGACAATTTCCAAGTCGCGCAAATGTAAAAAACACAAAAAAGGGACCCCATTAAAGGGCTCTTTTTTTGTCACTCATATCTAAAAATTGTCACTCATTTCTCGTTTCGCCCTAATCCCTATATGCAGACTATTATGCTCACAAATTTGCAGTCAAAATGGAAAACTTTGTAGGGAGCGAGGCGCACGCGGGGTAGAAGGGTCCCGGGGGTAGGGTTACAGAGTGCCACAGTACCACGCTCCCCAATAAGTAGTTACTACTAAAACATTCGCTACCAACTTAAAGATTTCTCTCCATATAATGTATCCAATACAAAGCAAAATAAGAATGTTTATAACCCGTTACTTACTCGCATTGATGCCCATAATGTTTTTACTAACACAAGTCACATCATTCAAACCATACTCAACCATTACACGACAACCAACTCATAAAAAGTGTTCACCCACGACAAACAACATTGTCAACCATAATAGTGAATACATTTTGAATGTTGGAAAAGCATTAGATGTGTTGATTAGAGAATTACCGCTAGTATTTGCTGTACAAAATCTGGACTTTAGTATCCTTTCTTCACAAATAACAGTTGTCAACGAAAACCAACGCTCACTAGTACTCTCCAAAGAAGTGTACGTCACTGCAATTAGAGGAATACAAATGGCATCAACAATTTCCTCAACCTACCCATCAGTACGCGTACGAAAAATTGAATATATTGAAGATATAAAAACGATTCAGTGCTTAGTTGGGATTTTACCATCTTCTAACCAACTAGTATCAACTGTAACCCACACTACTGTACAAGAACACCCGATTTGGGAAGGTATGTTTTATTTTGGGTTGAACAAAGAAGGACTCATAGAAACACATATTTTTGACCGCAAAATAAGTAAGTTCACCCCAGAAGAAGGAAAGACCAAATGCTGTCAATTCGGAGAACTGTGCAATGGATAAATGTGTAACCGCTTTCTCTCTTCCCTCTCTTTTAAAAAAGGTATGAAAATATAAAACCCAAATCATAATACTGTTGATTTATAATAGTTAGAATAAATCAACAACGCCCCAAATTTACACAACATCTCTCTTCCAAACTTGATAGAAAAAAGTTCTACATTCTCCCCAACCACCACCTTCAACATAGTCAACA